GCGTGACTCAGCCTCAGATAACGCCTCTATAAAGTCAGCTTCACTCATGCCAGCAGGGTCGATGCCAGCACGATTCGCCCTTTCCAACAGCTTTTCCGCGTCATTGTATTTTACTGCTGCTTCATCAATTTGGCTAAAAACTCTGCCGCCCGACATCGCGTCAGCCTCAATAGCTTCTAGTAAATCGTTGATTGTAGCGCGGTCGTTATATGTATCCCACCTTCCCTCTATGTAGCCTTGTTCTTGCGCGGCTAAAGCCAACTCATCTAATGACTTTCCATCTTTCTTGAACACACGGAAGGCAGATTTATCCAATAATTGCTTAACATCACTAGCGTTTGCATCGTCTGTTCTGATGCCGCCTTGTTCCCTAATAAACTGCAACAAACTTTTAGGTTTCTTGTTAAGAGGGCGTAATGATTCTGGCAGTGCTTTCCCTTTACGCACAGGTTCAGGCGTAATAGTGCTTTCTATACCCGCCGTTGGGCCTACAGTGTCAGGTGCTACCTGTGCGGCTGGCACACCTTGTGCGCGTAGCGTTGGGTCAGCCTGTGCTACAGGATTTACGTTTACGTTCCTGCCCTCGGCTAATTGACCTACAGCAGTTCTAGTAAGAACTTGCCTAGTGTCTTCTGATGTGCGAGTCAGCGCATCGCTTAGTTTTCCACCAACAGCATGCAGTCCACCACCTAACGCTGTGCCAAACACAACATTCATAAAGCTGTTCATCAAAGTGTAGTCTTTGTCTTGCTCAACTCTTGCGGCAGTCAGGGGTATTGGCTCAACTATAGCAGCACCTATAGCACCCTCTGTGGCCCCTTTTAAGAGTCTGGCATTTGTCTTGCCATACCGTGTCACCATAGACGCAAACCTTGCGGTATTAACAACAGGTATGAAAGCTGAACCAACATTTATAGGGTCAAGCATCGAACCTACAAGGCTAACGCCAAACTGTGCAGCACCTATAGCGAAGCCGCCTTTTGAACGATTTAAGACAAGTTTTCTTGCTTCACGTTCATCGTATCTTTCAGCCAGTAAAGCGGCAGCACCTTCATGTATACCGTCATCGCCTACTTCAATGCCTTCGCGGAAATACTCACTCTCTGACCAGTCAGACTGCGATAGCTTCTTGCCGCTTTCCTTTGCGCCGTAAAACTCCCCCATGCGACTAAGCGCAGATGCGGGGTTATAGTACAGGGTGTCTTGGAATGTCTGGCCTAAAACATCAAGCGTTCCAGCAGTAGTGTTCTGAAAATAATTTTCTCTTAACTGCGGTTCGTCTTGCTGTTCTGGAATATAGATATTTGCCATTAGCGCAATCTCAGTTCTTCCATAATCTTTTCGCCACGGGCTTGACCTGTAAGGGTTTCAGTTGTGCCGTACTCTCCTTCAGCTTGGGCTGCACCCAAAACATCAGCAAACTCTACAACAATAGGCTGCGCTACAAGTTCCCCATCCACCGTTACATTTTTAACAACTTGGTTCCCCAGCTTATCAACTAAATAAACGCCAGTGTCATTAGGCATTGTTACCCAACCACCCATTGTTCGTATTTCTGATATGTACTGGGCGGTTGCATCTTCTGTTGCAGCGCGACCACCCTCTATAGGTGCAACAGTACCCTCTAAGTATTCATCTGCATTAAGTCTGTCATCAAGGTACTTATTAATTTGCCCAGCTTGCTGTGCTAGGATTGCTGGTATTCGCATTTGAGTATTGTTGAACTGCTGGAACACATAGTTGCCAGTTACCATATTTGCGGCAGCCTTTGCTGCATCATTAACAGACATACCCCTAGTGACGTATACTTTTGCCAGCTTAGACAAAGCCTTTTCTGTCTCAACTACAGCCATATAACGTCCCGGCCCACCCATCCGGTTCAACATGCCATCAGCGGTGCCGCCTATAACACTCTTTGTCCAATCTTCCAATTCATCTCTAATAGCTATATCTACATCTACTTCTTTGATGTCAGCTTCTTTTAAGTCAGCTTTTAACTGCTTGTCCGGTATCTGTGCAGAGCCTAACAAGTCTATGGAACGTGGGTTATTCTGATTAAACAAAGCCAAGTTTTGTGCGTAACTCATGCCGTTACGCATCGCTGCTGGAACTGCCGATTCCCCAAACCTATCTTTACTGAAGAATTGTTTTAAATCTTGCATAGCTACAACAGGGTCTGCTGTTTCTAACTCAGACTTAAACTGGTTAAACTCAGCCATGCTGAATGGCACAATGTCTTGTTCAGCAATGCCAAGCATTTTTTGCTTTTCTATGCGTTCTGAAACGGTCAGTGTGCGGTTTTCTGCCTGTTCCAAATAGCCAACAGCATCCTGTGATATGGCTTGTTGCCGCGCAGTTTCCCTTGTTAGCAACTGCCTGTAAACTTGGTAGTTTTCTGCACGTTCAGATGTTGGCCCTGTTTTAGCTAAATCTAAAGCATCACGAACAGCTTGATTCCCGTCAGCCATAGGTGCCAACTTAATCGCATCAAACGTAGTATAGACTTTCTTGGAAACAACAACCTCTGACTCAAACTGTTCTGCCTCCGAAAACTGGCCTAGCTGTCTAAATCTATCAGCAACCGCCTTTGCGCCAGTGTCGTCACCATTTAATGCAATGGTTGTTGTTATGTCATCAGCCTGTGCCTTTGCTTCAGCAACAGCACCATTTGTCAGATAACTTATTCTGCCGCTTAACTTGCCAGCTAAAGTCTGACGTTTATCAGCAGTGTATTTCCCAAAGTCACCTTTGCCTTGTAAGATTTCATCACGCTTTTCTTTTAGCTGGTCAACACCGATAGCATCGTTTGTTATGTCAGCCAATATATCGTTCTTGTTTCAAGCCTTGCTGCTGGCCTGAGTCAATCAAAGCCTGTATGTCAGACATAACATTAGGACGCATCTGCTTGTTAGCCGCGTCACGCATAAGGTTCTCAATGCCCTCATCCATAATTGATGCGCGTTCTGTCTGTTGTTTGGTAAAGACTGCCGCCCGGCCTATACTAAACTTTCTGTCTAATGTTTTAGATAAGTTTAGCTTTACAGCGTCTTTCTGTCTGCTTGTTAGGTCTTTTCTGGCGTCTACGGCTGCAAGCGAATCTCTCTTGAAAGCACCTGACTCTACATCAAAGCCTTGCACTGTTTTACTTTTTGGCTGCCTAACAAGGTCATCCGCACGTTGACCGTCAGATGATATTACTTCATTGCTTACCCGAGTTGTCTCAGCTTCTTTCTCAGCCATAGCAAATCGAAATGCAATATCTCCGGCTTGCTTGCCAAACGATGCGGCAGCCCGACCGGGGGCTTCAAACGCCGCACTGCTTGCGCGTGGCCCCAAGTTACCAGCCGCTAACTCTACTTGTTGTTGGTACACAGGTATCTTAGGCATATCTACCTCACGCCATATATGTGGCGGCTTTTTCTGCGCCAGCTAGTAATGATTGATAAGACGCTGTCTTTAATGCTGTTGAACGTGCGCGGCCTTCTGCACGGGATAACGCAGCCTCTGATGCCTTGGCTGTCTGCTCTATGTCTGCTGCATACTGAATGTTAAGCGCGTCCATCTCTGTGTTAAAATATGAGTCTGCCAAAGCATCTAAAGCACTGCCGGACATTTGTATGCCGGATGCAGCCGTTGCTACACGTTGAGATGCGATAAGCCTGTCAGACTGTTTGCGCATGTTTGCTTCTTCATCAACTTTTCGTCTCTGAAGAAGAACAGCCTCATTCTCTGCAACCTGTGCGTTAAACTCAGCAGTTTGCCGCGCTGCCTTTGCAGCGGCCTGATTCCCTTTATATCCGAGTACAGCCTCAATCATCAGATTACCTTCGCCATGCGATAGTAGTTACTACCGTCTGGCCCAAACTTATACATGACACCTTCATCTTCAAATCCCATCCATCTAGCAAACCTGATTGCCTCTGGGTCGCCCATGTGAATACTAGCTTGCACACGATGTAAATCCGTTGTCGCCAGTATACTACTAAACAACGTCTTAGCATACCTAGCTAGTGACAGTCTCCACTTAGGCGCATGTTTAGACAGTATTACCCAGCCTTCGCCAACACCACTCCACATCTCATGTATGCCGCCAACAGCCACAACGTCACGATTCTAAGCATCGAAAGTATTTGACCTCCGCATGATAGCCAGCACAGTCATAGGCAATGGCTGTGACTGCCGCACAATAACCCGTGCATCGTTCTCGTACCCAGATGGGAAGTATATCTCTTTGTCGCCATTGAACAGCGGCACAGCCTGATTCATAGACATGCTACTGTCGCGGAATGGTAGCCTGTCCAGATTGTTTTTATCAGGCCCGAGTTCTGCGCCAACAGTGTTGAAGAACCGTGCAGTCACACCATGAATACGTTTAATCTTACCCTGTGCAATGCCATCGTCTGCACCAGCTTCTAGCCGTAATGTCTCAATGGTGGACGTATAGTTGTAGCCGATATGCACCTTCGATGCTGAACGGTCTAGTGTAACTTTGCCATCAGTCACAACCTTATCCGCATGTGTCGCACCGTCAGCTAGAATAGATACAGTCTCGCCCTCTAGGTGGTTAATGCTGCTAACTGTGGTTGTAGCTGAACCATCATATGTCAGGCCGCTATCAAGGAAGAACGCATCAGCAACGTCATCACCGAACTCAAGAGTCTTTAGATACTCAATGTGTCGCACAGTAGCACCATCAATAGTACGCTTTACCGCTACATATACCTGGTCTTCTGCACCTGATGGTATAGCCGTAATACTTTCTACCACACCGTTACCGCCTATGTCGTGGTCATGCCAACCAATAGCTGCGTTAGCACGGTCATAGGTAAGCCCCACTAGCCGCCCGTCACTATGCACAAACCACACAATCAGTTCTGGTTCTTGCTGCCACACCATGTCAGTTAAACCGCCACGCGGAATATGGTCTGCCAGAATGGTCAAGTCGATACCCAGCAAGCCGTCAGTGTCCAAGTCAAAGGTAATCTCTTTTACCTTCTCTTGGCCTTTCTGAATAAGAATGGTGCTGTTGCCAGCCCGTAACGGTCTAACCTCTGAACAACCAAACGTAGTCTCACGCAACACGTTTACGTTTGTTGGCGTAACTGGTGTGGAACCCGTGCCACCTGATAGCGTAAGTTCTGCGCTAGTTGTCAAAATTTGCAAGAAACGTGCTGGTAAAAGATGACGGATGACATTCACCTTGTCTGATGCAATCGTCAGGTTTACAGCATTGTCATCCTCTGTACCAGGCGTGTGGTTCTCAAAGTCGGCACTAACTGAACCAAACACAGTCTGCGGCTTGCCTGTGGTGCCAGCAAAATACAGACGCTGTTCATAGAAGCCAACAGCCTTCGGGAAACCTTGGTCGCCGCCAAAGGCACCTAATGACCATCTCTTTGTAGCATTACCAGAACCAACGACATTGTGAGGAAGAACACTGATGCCGCCATCATCTTCTTGCACAACAGCCGTTACAGACGTTGCACTACCAAAGGCTGTTATCTTTGCGTATCCAGTATCATCATGTCTGTACTGCCAAGTTAGTGAACCATAGGTTTCATTGCCTTCTGTGTGTACTGGTGGCGTGTTGCCTGATGTCTGCGTAGAACCTGTGACATGCTTATACACATGCCCGTTAAACCTGACAAAAACATTGTTAGCATAACTTTTGTTCGCTTCCCATTCGTCATACTCAACTTCCAAAACTTCTCTAAAACGTATTAATCTGCCTACGTCTGCACTTGTAAATAAGTTAGCTGATGCAGTTATTGTAATGGTGCCTGTATCGGCAGAAGCATACAAAGTTGTATTTGTGTCGTTTTCGTCTAAGTATGGCCCATCAACAAAATCAATGTCAGTCAGCGTAAAGCTAGTAGCTGTTGTGCGGGTCAGTTTGGCTGGTTCATGGTCTTTGTGCGCAAGAAACAAAACATCAGCAGACTGTGCGTGATTAATCTCAAAGATGTCTGTGACTGAGTATGTCGTTGTGACCTCAACAATCTTTGCCGCTGTGCCGCCGCTTGTGTATGCGTCAAAGCCTGTGCTGTTTATGCCGGATAACTCAAATGTATTTGCCGCTGCATTGGCTACAGTAAATTCACGATTATTCAACTGCGTCATGCCAGCAACGCCAGTTATAAATATTCTGTCGCCGTTTGTGAACGTATGTGAAGTGATGGTCACTACAGCAGGGTTAGCTTGTGTAACTGCTGTGATATTTTGTGAAGTCTCTGTAAGCAGCCCACCGTCTTTATAGAAGCGAATGTAGTTAGCACCGAACTCAAGCACATATGCCTGTTCATCGCTAAACTCAAAGTCCATCAGCCTGACCTTGCCGCCGTCCTTAGAACGCCCAGCAAAGTATGTGCCTGGTCTGCGTGTAACGCCACCAGACGGGAACACAACCATGTTGTTTACTGTCTGTGCCGCCTCGTTGTATTTCTGTAAATCAATACGGCCTTCTAGCTTTGGAGATATTTCACCAGTACGGAAATTGGTGATAATGCTGGATACACGGGCCATGTTTAGAACCTGATGTTGGTGTATGTGTCTGCTTGTGGCTGTTCTGGATAACCTTCCATAGCATCAATAGACTTAGCCTCTCTTAGTCTTTGTTCGTACTGTGCGTTCATAGTTTGTGCAACAGTTCCACTGCCTGTAATTGCATATGCAGTCTCAGCCGCCAGCCGGTGCGCTATGGCTGATGAAAGCAGTGAATCATATTGTTCTGTGTCTTCAACACGCCCGATATAAACAATCCGGCATGTACCCTCATTAGACAGTATCTTCCTGCCTTCAATCTTATACATGACATTACTGTCATAGGCTGCAATGTCACTGTTTAGCTGCAATGTCACTGTTTACGTTTGAGTCAAAGAATGACAGCACTCTGAGGCAGAATGGTTCTGTTGGTAATGTATACTGATAAGTAAACCCAAAGGCGGGTGCTGTTGCATCTCGCGCCAGTTCTTTGCGCGTTACAGCTATGTTCCAAGGATGTGCGCGTAGCACAGCATCACGCACTAATTCATAATTACGATTGCACAGTCTAGCTTCTTTGGAGTTTTGGGTCAGTGCCGTAATGGTTGCAGCACCTAGTAGGTCTAGGGCTTCATTACATATATCAACAACTGATGGCATGATTTACTAACCTTTCAACTCTTATCAGTACACCCAGACTTGCGTTGCTATCGCCACCTCTGAATTTACCGCGCTTCCTATACGCTTCCCTTGCAATCACTTTTAACTTCTCTGTAGGTAATAATACCACAGTTTCATCATCAAGTACGAAAGCCCAGTGTGTTGCCATTGTTGTAGCTATGCCACTAGGCTTTCCCCTACAAGAAAACTCCACAAACACATTCCCAGTTCGTGAAGCTACAAAATCCCTTTTCACCTCTATGGTGTTGTTACTTAATATGTCGCCTAGCCACCTCTCAGCTATTTGACCTACTTCTAAATCCCAGCGGAAATCACCGCACGGTTTCATCATATTGCCCTCCAGCATGATGAGTTGTATGGGGGCGGTTTCCCGCCCCCACATTATTTAGTTCACAACGTATTCAATGATGAATGACATGTCGCCAGCCGTACCACCTGTTGCAGAAAATGTTGCTGCAATGTCACTGTTTACGTTTGAGTCAAAGAATGACAGCACTCTGAGGCAGAATGGTTCTGTTGGTAATGTATACTGATAAGTAAACCCAAAGGCG